TACATATTACTATTATGACTACCATGGTCGCGGCCTTAGTGTGGTTTTTATGGGTTGTGGTGGATATTAGGATATAAGGGCCTTCGGCCCTTCTCTATTAATATAGGGCCTTCGGCCCTTCGCTTGGATATAAGGGCCTTCGGCCCTTCTCTTTTCAGTTACTTTAGTGACCATAGTACTATTATGACTACCATGGTCGCCCACTTCCATTATTTAGTAACTCCCTGACTATATTAGTGATATTATACTTCAGTATTTTAGTGTGTAGCTTACTATATTATTTATATTATACATTAGTGGTTTAGTGTGGTTTAGTACTACCTTACTATACCATTTATATAATTGTTATATACATTAGACCATAAAGCGCCCCTCCCATATCTTTTCCAAAACTACCCCATCAATTTCATTTTATACATTTGTGACCCTAATTGGTGTCATATGCCTTTAATTTTATGCCAAAATCATTAGTTTGAAAAAGCTGTACGCATTTTTGTACCCCTAAATACTCCCTGACTATATCATTTATATTATTTTTAGTAGTCCTGTATTGTATGCATATATGTCAAATGTATATATGTATTAAAGAGGAGGTATAAACTTATGACTTCTGATGAGTTAAAAAATAAAAAGAGAACTAAAACCTTGGCGACTGTTAACGCCGTAGCTACTAGGATAAATAAAAAATCAGAGATGCTTGACACTATGGATGAAGTGCATTGTGTGGGTAGAAAGGGATACGCTGAAAAGTGTAAGCTTCTTGGAATATTTTATCAAGTGACAGTTTCTATTCAAGAGTTTCGTGTTGAATATCCGAATTCGTCCTATCTTGACCTATATAGGTATCTTCATGATACCTATCCATTCGTGTTTGATACTCCTGCTGACAAGGTTTATAGCGGAAACGTTAGTAAAATGATTAATAACGAGCCTGCTTGGAGCAAGGCTTATTTTTGTGGTAAGCGTGACCTTATAAAGCTTGCTGAATACCGAATTGGAAATATGTTAGAAAAGGAAGATTTGGAAGATACCACTCTATTGAAAGCTTATGATACTTTGAAGAAATATCAAAACGACAAAGCAAACGATGCTGCTGCAATTTCTGAAGAAACTTTAAACACTTTAGAGAGTATTGAGTTTGGTTTAAAATTTTTGAGACCTTAGTAACTATATTAGTTATATTATACCAACGGACCTTAGTTTTATCTCCCTCTCTTAATGGGTGGATAAAGTGGACAGTTTGGACAAGATTAGGCGACTATATTAGTTATATTATACCAACGGACCTTAGTTTTATCTCCCTCTCTTGTGTGTGAGATTGTGCAATTAAAATGTATGGAGGATGCATGGAGATTGTGATTAGGTGATTAGATTGTTAGTAACTCCCTGACCTTAGTTTTATCTCCCTGCTTATAGATATTATGAGTGAAAGCAGTTATGGAAAGAAGCAGTTACAAGTAATTAAAGATATAGGTCATTATAAATATACTATGCACGTTGGTGCATATGGTACTGGCAAGACATATAGCATAGAAGTTGCACTTGGACTTTTATGTTTGTCTTTACAAAACAAGGGGATAGAGAGACTTAACATTGTACTATTAGGTAAAACACAGCAGACAGTTAAGAAGAACCAATGTAATGTACTCTCTAAATGTTTTGGTAGTAACTTTAAGTATGATGCTGGACGTACAGATGGACAAGTGAAAGATGCCATTCTATTTGGTCAGTATGTACATATTATAGGACTTAACGACAAGAGTTCAGAGAGTAAATTCAGGGGTATTTCAGATATATTCTGCATTATACACGACGAAGCAATCTTCTGTACAAAGGAGCAGTTTAATGCTGTTATGTCTCGTATGCGTGCAGAGTATAAGCCTGGAGTAAAAGCCATATTAGATAATATGGGATTGACTTATCCATTCTATGTAGGCTCCACTAACCCTGATGCTCCTACTCATTTCTTAAAGAAGCTAATAGATGATAAATTCTTTAACTTAGCAGTGACTTGGCTACCTGAAGACGCTAAATGGGATGGAAGCAAGGAGTATTATGATAATCTACGTACCTTATATAAAGAAGGTACACTTGACTATAAGAGATATTTACTTAGTCAATGGGTAGCTGCAGAGGGTGCAATCTTCACCTACTTTATAGCAAATCATAATTTATTTGTTAAAGATAGTGTAGACCAAGGTGATTTAGGATATACAATGGCAGGTTTGGACTTTGGTGGAAATAAATCTGGTTCTGCATTAGTATTTACATCTTACTACAAGGAGAAAAGCAAGGGTATAGTAGTAGTTCAGTCAGCTAAATTGTTGAGGGACAAAGGAGAGATAGACCCTGAAGCATTATATAAATGGATTATAGAGCAGTTTCATGAGTACTATAGCAAGTTCAATGTACCTGTAATTAACCTTTATTGTGATAGTGCAGAGCAGTATTTGGAAGCAGGTGTACGTAATACTTTAAGGAAGAATAACATTAGAGTAGTAGTAGGTGATTCACTCAAGTTACCTATAATGGACAGAGTAAAATTCTTTCAGCGTATGATGGCACTAGGTATGTTCAGGATATTGAATGGGTGCGAGACAGTGATTAATAGCTTGGACACACTTGTATATGATGATAAGAGTCTTGTGGATAAGGTACTGGACAATGGTACAACTGATAATGATACTTGGGATGGTTTATCATACTCGGTAGAAAGTCAGATAGGCAAGTATGATTATATTTAAGTAACCAACGGACCTTAGTTTTATCTCCCTTTAGGAAATGAACAAAACCAACGGACCTTAGTTTTATCTCCCATAAAGAAATGAATAAAACCAACGGACCTTAGTTTTATCTCCCATTGACACTTTGAGCAGTACCAACGGACCTTAGTTTTATCTCCCATTAATTTATATAAACTAACAAGGAGGAAATGTAGATATGTTAGATATGAAGAAAATAGTACAGTTGATTAATTCACTGGGCTACAAGACTTACACCTTTGACTACTCTATATACAGTCAGTACGTGCTGAACTGCTATAACTGGTACAAAGGTAAGACTCCTTATCATGTAGTTAAGAGATACAATGGTAATTCTGATGTAACCATTGAGAAAGCTAAGCTACATATGGGTAAGAGAGTTTGTGAAGACCTTGCTTCTCTTGTTTGTAATGAAAACATGATTATAAGCATAGAGGACAGTAAAGAGAAAGAGTTCATCTTGGGTAACGATGAGATGTCCGGAGTTTTAGGCGAGAACGATTTTTTCAATCAATTTAACAAGTGCTACGAATTATCATGTGGACTTGGTACTGGTGCAATGGAGATAGTACTTGAGAACCTATTGAGTGTAGAGGATAAGCTTGTAGCTAGTAAGAATACAAAGATTAAGTTAGTAAGATATGATGCATTGCACATCTTACCTTTGCAGTGGAATAACTGCGGTGACATTATCGAAGTAGCCTTTCTAGACGAGTATAAAGTAGGGGAAGATACACTGTTAGAGCTGAGACTTCATGTAAAAGATGATAATGGCAATTATGTAATAGTGAATAGAAAGTGTAAAGTAAACACATTCAATGCTAATAATACATTGAATGATTTCATTTATCTTGATAATAACTCCATGATTAGTGAGTTTAACACTGGTAGTGATAGACCATGGTTCACATGTATTAGGATGCCACAGATAAACTCATACGACATAAATAGTCCTATGGGTGCTTCTGCTTTTGGTGATGCAATAGATGAATTAAAGAGTATAGACGATGCATTTAATACACTATGTGGAGAGTTCAGGTACAGTAATAAAAAGGTATTCTACAGTAAGTCATTACTTAGTAGGGACAGTAATGGTAATGTAGTGATTCCTGATGATGATGAAAGTAACAAGCAGGTATTCTACTTTACAGGTGATGATTATAAGGATGACGCAGGTAAGGAACCTATAAAGGAATATAATCCTAGTATAAGAAGTAAGGAACTGAGTGAAGGCATAGAGTTAGTTTTGGATATACTTTCATTTAAGTGCGGACTTGGACATGGATATTATAAATTCTCTAATGGTACAGTACAGAAGACAGCTAGAGAAGTGATAAGTGCCAATAGTGATTTATATAGAAATGTATGCAAGATGCAGATAGCTATAGAGAAAAACATATATAGCATAATAAGAGGTTTGTTATATGTTAGTAATTACATATTTGGCACAGGATTTAATGTAGACTGCAAAATGTCAGTGAACTTTGACGCTAGTTTAATAGAGGATAAGACAGCTGAAAGAGAGCGTGCATTAAAAGAAGTAGACTTAGGGCTGCTAACCAAAAATGAATATCGTTCAATGTACTATCCAGACTTGGGTGATATAGTTGAGGATAACACTGATACAGAAAAAATCGACGTAACAAAAGACATTATTTGAAATAGTATAAGTAATAATAGAGTGGAGAT